ATCAGGCCGTTGCAGCGGATGCTCTTACTCATCGCGCGGAACTCGTCGACCGCGACGCGCTTGTCCATGAACTCCTTGCTGTCCCTCCACTTGTTGGGCGGGCCGATGGCGAGCCTGTGCTGTACGACGTACGTAATCACTTGACCTTCCACTTCACGTAGAGATGCAAGCTGATGTCGGGTCCGGCGGAGCGCTGCACATACGGAGACAGCGGATCCACCTTGCTCAGTACCGGGCGCCGGATGTCCAACTCCATGTCCTCGATCTCTCCGTGCTCCGGGCTCAGGTTGTGCGTGGTGCCGTCGTCCATCGTCATGATTACAATCATGGACCTGACCTTGCTCGGCTTCAGGTTGTCCGTGGTCAGCTTGATATCCACTTCGTCCTTCGTGCTCATGGATTCACCTTCTTAGCCCGCGGGTCAGCGGGCGGGTTCGGGTAGATCAGCGGTAGAGCAGGGTCAACGGTCCAATCGTATTGCTTGTAGAACTCGGGTTCCTTGCGTAGCAGGAGCGCCTTGTGCATGTCGTGAAACTCGTCGCCTCCGAACCACGGAGGCATCGCCGTAGTGCCATCCTTGCGCTGATCGGGGACTTCCATGTTGTTCACGTAGCCCCGGCGCTTCCACTCCCAGATGACCTCGCGCATGTAGATGCACAGAGCGTTGTCGTAGTGAGTCCACATCTTCGTTGCCGGGTGGTTCACCCATCCCGCCGTGACCCCGCGCAGGCCGTTGATGATCTGCAGGCACTCCAGGCGCTGCTTACCGAGCCGACGCATATCCAGGCAGCTTGCGCTCTGCACGAAACTCGGGTAGGGGAGAAAGGTCTGCATCGCGCTACTCCTTCTCTGGCTTGGCTGCAAGAGGAATCTTCTTGACGACAGGTCTGGGGCCGATCGTGGTCTGCGGCTTCGGAACAGGGAAGTCGGTGTGACCCCGTGCAGCTGCGATCTGGCTTACATCACTCGGACGCCCGCGCAGTTTGCCAACCGCGGGATCGTCCAGTCGCTCGCGAACCTCCTGCGCAGTGGCCGTCTCCAGCGAAATGCTGATGAGGGCGCGCAGCACATTCCCGCTCGAACTGAACATCTTCACGACGCGCTCAGTGGCGCGAACCTTGTTGGCGAGCGGAGATATCTGCGCGAAAATGCCCGACGGGAGCACGCGGTTGAGCGCCGCTTGCGCCTGATCAAGCTCCTTGAGAGCGCCTGCGTAGCACTCTGCACGCAGCTTTTCAATGTGAGCAAGCTGTTGGATATCCACGGAAACCTGTAAGATACTCCCCATTAATCACCTCAAAACAGCGGGTTTGACTGCCCGCACCCTAGCCCCACGCGGCTTAATTGTGCAACTTAAGTATAATTGTTTGGGTCTTGGGCTAAGTTTTGAGCGCGCGGCCCCGCATTGTGTAACTGAGCTCAAAACTCTCGGCACCACGTAACCCCGCGTTTTGGCTGGGGAAATTACGGTTCGCAGCACAGAGGACTGAGTGTTACGTTACACATTTGCTTATCCTTGGTTCTGAAAAAGTGTTAAATATAGTAGTAGTATAGTAAGGGAAAACCAATAGGGGTTTGGGCCTGCACTGTGTAACTGTAACAAGTCTTCAAAATAGTCTGCGCTGTGCAAGTTTACATGGAGGTTGCGCTCGAGTATGTTGTCCCTATTCAATGTCTTCGCGCGAGGAGTTGTGTTGTGCGGATTAGCGGCCTGGAAGCTGGAGATGAGCTCGACCTGCGCTGGTTCTTTGGGGAGCGCGACACGTCACTGGGGATGCGGAGCAATTACGGGTCGCTCGTGGACAGGTTGTCCGGACTGAGCTCGGGGACCAACCTCGAATTCAGCATGAGCGAGCAGGTGTTCAAGGCCGCCACCCGTGCTCGGCTGGTATCGAAGGCGTTGCGGGCCATCCCCGAGCAGCAAGCGCGCATTCTTTGCGATGCCTACGGCCCGATCGTTGAGACTCAGCTTTACCCGTCATTCAGTCTGCTCGCGGACATCGTATGTCAGCTGCTCTCCGTTCGCGCAGCGCACCGCGCGGCAAGGAGCAAGGACCCCGTCGCCAGGTGGCTCGCGAGCCAGACACGCTTGACTGTCCCCTCCGCCCGGGACGTAGTGTATCACGCGACCCGCGAAGCTACGCAGCTGCTGACCGAAGCGGCGCTCGCGTACGCACAAGCGCGCACGGGCCGACACCTGACGCCGGAGGGGCGATGAAGCTGAAGACTGAGCAACCCACGCTGTTCCAGACGATGTATTCCGTGACAGAGCTCGCGATGCTTGCTGGGGTCTCGCGCTACCGCATGGGCCGATTCCTAGCTGCCAACGGCCTTCGCCCGTATCTCAGCGGAAAGGGCCGGCGAGTGGTGCTACTCGCGCAGATCAAGAAAGTCATGCCTGAACTGTGGGAGTCCATCGAGGAGCGCGCATTCCTGCGTAAAACAGTGGAGCGCTAGGCGCCCGCCAGGGCTGCTGCGCCGCGGGCCGCCACCCTGGTATGGGTAGCGGCCCGATCTCGCTCTGGGGAGGCCCTGGCGGGCGCCTAGCGCGGCGAATTGGCCTGGCCCGGGTGCGCTAGCGGTAGCTCCGACAAAACAGCCGGGGTGCTGTGCGCTTAGGTTAGGAGGCCACGGCAGCTGGACGCCGCGGTCTTCTGCCCTACCACCCACCATCCCAGGGGCCACCCATGTCGCAGCATCCGAGCCGTGCCGTCCGCCGCGTTGTTCACATCAAGCCGCTCGACGAAGTCGTGTCGACGATCATTATCATCCCTGACAGCGTCAAGAATCCGCCGAGTCGCGGACTTGTGCTGGCCACGGGATCCGACGTCGTGGGATTCAAGTCTGGTGACGAGGTTCTGCTGCGCAAGTTGGAGGGTGAGTACGTCACCGTCCCGGGCCACCCGCGCTTCATCGCCATCGACTTCGATCACATCCTGGCCGTGGTCGAGCCCAATGACATCGCGATCAGCACGGTTTCGGGCAAGACGCCGGAGTACACAGGGAAGGCGGACGAGACCGGGAAGTATGCTGAGGACGAGTCATGACGTTCCTGGATTTCGTGGAGCAGATCAACCTCGCGCAGGCCAAGACGCCGATGGGCAAGAAGCCGCGAGTCTTCATCGTGTTCCCTGAGACGCTGCCCGGCAAGTTCGCGCGCATTCAGTTTGAGGGGCCGGGCGGTACCGCGAACATCGAAGGCGACATCCTGGACAAGAAGTACATCGGCGGGAAGCCCGCTACAGCCTGCGCATTCGACTGCGAAGAAGCCATGAAGGAGCTCGTTCGAGTTGGGCTGTGCGGCACTGAGGAGCCCTCGCTACTGCACAAGCTCTCATGACGCGCACGCGGCTCACGTCCATAGTCTTCCGAATCCGCAGGGATAAACTCAAGGTGCTCAAGGCGCTTGCACAGGCCACGCGTATCCGGCAGAGCGAGTATTTACGCGAAGCGATCGAGGACCTTCTCAAGAAGTACGACGCGGACTGACCGAGTGGGCGCCCAAAGCGCTCGCCCGGCGTCCCTAAACCGACGTTCAGAGGGTGGAGTGCCAAGCCACTGCGTATAGGGCTCGCACTCTTCGTACAACATGAAGAATCCGACTACCTCACCGACGTGCAAGGTGTGCAATCTTCCTGCCCAAGACCGGCACGATGTAGAGGTTGAGATCAACAAGGGGCTGTCGCTGTCGAAGGTCGCAGCCTTCATGCTGACCCGCGGATGTCATGCCACCCCGCGCGCAGTCAACACTCACCGTCACAAACACATGGGCGTCACCGAGGCAGTCAAGGCGCTCATCGCCAAGAGCCAAGCATCTCAGGAGCTCGTCGCCACTGAGGTCGCCGCGCGGGTGGCTGACGCGTCCGGTCTGGACGAGGTGTTCAGCATTGCGCGCGAAGTAGCGTTGCAGCTGAAGCCGAAGATCCTATCGGGTTCGTTCTCGATGCAAGAGGCCATGATCTTCAAGTGGATGCTCGTGGAGATGCGCGAGGCTGTGGTGTCGAAGTCCGAGCTCGTCGACGGCAAGAGGCTGAACATCAGCGACACCGACGGGTTATTCGGCTTCCTGGCGATTGGCCACACTCCCGGCTCGCGGCCCACGGAGGCGCGCACCGAGGACGACGATGGAGGCTGATCACAGTGCGCTCATGGCTCAACGCCTACTCCTACGCTGGCGCGACGACCCCGTTGCGTTTGCCAAGGAAGCGATGGGCATCAAGGCCATCTACGGACGTCAGGCCGAGATGCTGCGCGCAGTCGCAGGCAACGACCGGACCGCGGTGCGCTCGGGACACAAGGTCGGCAAGTCCACGAGCGCAGCTGTGCTCGCGTCGTGGTGGGTCGGCACGCGCAGGAAGGGCCGCGTCGTGATGACGAGCTCGGGCTTTCGCCAGGTGAAGGACATTCTGTGGCGCGAGCTACGACGCATCGTGCGCGAGGCACCACGCGGGCTCGGCGGCAAGATGTCGCTCGACCCGAGCAGCGGCTGGAAGTTCCGCGATGGGCGCGAAGTCATCGGACTGAGCGCGTCGGAGCCAGAGAAGATCGCCGGCTACTCGGGCGAAGAGATGCTGTTCATCCTCGACGAAGCATCGGGCATCAACGAGGAAATCTTCGAGGCTCTGGAAGGCAACCGCGCAGCTGACGGCACGAAGATAGTGATGTTCAGCAACCCGACGCGTACGAGCGGAACGTTCTACGACGCGTTCAACACAAAGCAGAAGTTCTGGCACCGCATCCACATCAGCAGCAAGGAGTCTCCCAACGTCACCGGCGAGATGAAGATACCTGGCCTCGCCGGCCCTGGATGGCTCGCGGAGAAGCTCGAGGAGTGGGGCGCTACGAGCTCCATCTACCAAGTGCGCGTGGAGGGCAACTTCCCAACGCAGGGCTCCAACGCGGTCATCTCGCAGCACCACGTGGAGATGTCGCGCACGAAGCATGAGAGCAACGTGTTCAGCGGTCCGCTCTCCGTGGGTGTGGACGTTGCGCGCTTCGGCGACGACGAGTCCGTGATCCGCGGCAGACGCGGCAAGAAGGCGCTTCCCGCTGAGCACCTGGCGCACAACCGCACCGATGAGGTCGCGGACGCTGTGATTCAGTACGTGCGCAAGTGGAAGGGAGCCGAACTCGCCAAGCCGCGCGTCAAGGTTGACGTGATCGGCGTTGGTGGTGGCGTCGCGGACTACCTGAAGCGGCACTACTCCGGCGAGGTGGAGGTCGTGGAGGTCAACGTCAGCGAGGCCGCCACAGCCACCGAGGGCATCGACAAGCACGGCGAGCGCAAGCCGACGTTCAGCAAGCTGCGCGATCAGCTGTGGTTTGCGATCGGTGACTGGCTGAAGGAAGGCGGAACATACGAAGCCGACGACAAGCTAGATCAGGAGCTCGTCGCCCCGACGTATGGCTTCGACGCGCAAGGTAGGCGGAAGGTGAGCAGCAAGGACGAGATGCGCAAGATCATCGGCCGCAGCCCTGACAGGGCCGACGCTCTCGGTCTGTGCGTCTACGAGCCGCCCGCGCCGGCGAGGGTCGTGGTGCTGTTCAGCTGACAAGACTGGCCGCTGCGTACCGACGGCCTGCGATCGCGCTCTGTGGCGCAATGCAAAGCGGATTGGCCGCCTCGGTGCGATGGTGGGCTGGCGCAGCGCTGCACCAGACTAGGCGGACCCGAGAGGGGCCGCGGGGTTCGAATCCCCGCCCCACTGTTCACATGAAGGAGTGTCACCATGTCGAAGCACGTGAAGCTGAATCGGAACTACAAGCTGCTCAACGCAGGCGAAAGCTGCGAGCTCTCGGACGCCGAGGCCGGAGTGCTGATCGCCAGCGGCGGGGCCACCGAATGCGCAGTCCCCGAGGGCAAGCCGCGTAGCCCCGACGCCCCCGCGGAGACTGAGACGGTTCCCCGCGCGGTCGCCGACCAGCTGGCCTCGGAGCTCAGCGAGATCCAGAAGGACCACGCTGAGCTCTTCGACGCGCACGAGCAGCTGAAGTCCGAGCACGCGCAGCTGACGGCCGAGGGCGTGGACGTGACGCTCGACCCCGCCACCGACGCCGTCATGGTCGCGAAGGTCAAGCTCTTCAAGAAGGAGAACCTCAACGCCGAGCTCAAGGACGACGGCCCGACCGCGCTGAACTTCGGCGCCATGGCCGACGTCGAGGGGAGCAACAAGAACTGGAGCAAGTTCACGCCGACCATGAGCGTGAACATGACGGTCGACAATCCCGGCCCTGCGGCGAAGCTCGCCCAGGACGCCGAGTACTACGTCTTCTTCGTACCGGTCAAGAAGTAGTTCACGGGCCCACGGGCCGAGCACTGAGGTCGCGACATGGCGGACAAGAACATCCTTCAGCGCGCGATTGAGTGGTTTCGTGGCGCTCCGCCTGACGTGTACGCGCCGAACTCGCTCGGGCCTGTGGGCCAGGCCATCACGGGAGCCCTGCCATACGGACTCCCGCCCCAGCGCGGCTCGCGCGAACTTGCTATCGCAGGCAAGCGCGAGCCGTGGCTCTACGCAGTCACGGACAAGATTGGTCGTTCGCTGAGCGCGGTGCCCTGGCACTTGAGCGTCGCGCGTGACTCCTCGGGCAATGCTGATCCAATGCGTGCTCGGCAGTACAACCGCTTCCGCGCGCAGATCACGAACACGTACGAACCGCAGGCTCGCAAGAAGTGGATGCGTGACCTGCGCCGCGAGATGGATCTCGAGCCCGTCTACGCGCACCCTTTGCTGGACCTCTTTGACAGGCCGAACCCGCTCCAGAGCGGCGTGCAGTTTCGCTCTCTGCTGGCGCGGCACATGGACCTCAGCGGCGAGATCTTCCTCGTGAAGGAGCGCAACGCTTTCGGGATGCCTGTGCAGCTGTGGCCCGTCCCGAACTTTTGGTGCCGACTGACGCCGTACTACGAGCGAAGTACCTTCATGTTCAGCTACGGCCTGTTCATGAAGGAACTCGCCGAGACCGAAGTGATATGGATGAAGCACCTGGATCTCGAGAATCCGTATGCTCGCGGCACGGGCGCAGGCTTCGCACTCGCCGACGTGATCGAGACGTTCAGCTACGCGCTCAAGACCGAGAAGGCGTTCTACTACAACAACGGCGTTCCGCCGATCATCGCCAGCATGGATGGCGCGAATGAGGATCAGGTCAAGGCCGTTCGCGAAGCCTGGGACCAGCGACACGGAGGCTACTGGAACGCGATGAAGGTGGCATGGGTCAACTTCAAGCTGACCATCGCGCAGCTGACGCCCAAGTTCGCCGACTCGCAGATGCTCGAGCAGCAGAACCAGAAGCGCGACACTATCATCCAGATCTACGGCGTGCCGCCTGAGGTTCTCGGCATCGTGGAGCACAGCAACAAGGCTTCCGCGGTGACATCGAAAGGAATCTACGCTGAGCAGGTACTCGTCCCGCGGCTGGAGGACCAGCGCGAGATCTTCCAGATGCAACTCGTGCCCGAGTTCGACGACTCGCTGATCCTGGACTACACGTCGCCGATGCAAGACGATCGTGAACAAGACATCGAGACGCTGAGCAAGGTTCCGAACGTTCTGAAGGTGAACGAGTGGCGCGGGCTCGGCGGCTTCGACCCTCACGACGACGACTCCGTGGGCGAAAAGATGTACGAGCTCCCTGCGACGGCAGTCGATCCCGCATCCGTGCAGCCGACCCCGACGTTCTCCGCTCCGAGAGCCCTGCGCGCTGCGCGTGGCGCTCGCTCGGAGGGCGACACAGGTGACCTGAGTAGCGAAGAGATCGAGCAGATGATTGCGGCGCTGGAGAAGGCCGGAAGCCTCGACGACCTGGCGAGCCTCACGGCCGACACGGTCAAGGACTTCGGCGACACCTTCCTCAGTCAGGTGAAGGACTCCTACGCCGACGGCACGGTCCCCGACGCGATGAACATGAAGGACCCCAACGTCAAGGATTACATAGAGGACCAGGCCGGCGACCGTATCGCGGACATCGACGACACGACGAAGCAGAACCTGCGCGACTACTTGAAGAAGGCTGTTGAAGACGGCAAGAGCATCGACGAGATGATCGACGATCTCGAGGCTGACGACAACCTGTCGTTCGGGGACTCGCGCTCGGAGGTCATCGCGCGGACCGAGGTGCTGAGCGCTTCGAACTTCGGTACGCTCGAGGGCTACCGACAGAGCGGCGTGGTCAGCAAGAAGGGCTGGATGGCCACGCCAGGGAGCGAGGGTAGCCGACCAAGCCACGAGGCGCTGGATGGCACGACCCTGGACCTGGACGACGAGTTCACGGACACGGCGACGGGCGCGACGGGCCAGCATCCGGGCGGCTTCGACGATCCGAGCAGTGACTGCAACTGCCGATGCTCGATCTATGCTGTGGTGGATGACCCTGAGACGAAGGCGCTGCGCGTTCACATGAAGCAAGACCATGCGGCGATCTTGGCGCAACGCGCTCCGCACGAGAAGAAAGTGCAAGCGGCGGCGAGGCGCGGGCTCCAACGCCAGCGCGACTTCGTGGTCCGCGCGCTGAGCAAGCTGTCCAAGTGAGGCAACATGAAAGTCACGAACGACGTGCGCGTGCAGCGGCAAGCGGAGAAGGACGGTCCGTGGATGGACGTCCTCTACTGTTCTGAGGTCCACGCGCAGAGTGCCACGCACGTCGGTCCTGACGGCGACGAGGTGTTGGTTGGCGTGGCGTTCCGTGTGATGGACCAGGCGACGTGGACCGAAGTTCCCATCGTGGAGGCATCTTGAAGATCACGTCCGAGTTGCAGGCGCAGCAGATGCGTCCCGACGGTTACTGGTTTGAGATCGCCAGCGCGATCGAGGTCGACGCCGAGGCGGGCCTGGCCACGCTCGCCGGCCCCACGGGCGCCGTCGCTCAGGCGGGCATTTACCGCGTCGTGGACGCCGCGACGGGCGAGGTGCTGGCCGCAACGAGCTTCACCGCGAATGTGAAGGCCCCGGAACCTGACCACGCAGTTTCGCCTCTCAGTGCAGGCACTACGGAGCCGACGAAGTGAAGACGATTCCAACGCTCGAGGACGAAGTGATGCGACTCGCCGCGCTGAATTGGTGCGGGAAGCTCGAGGTGAAATGGGAGTCAGGTAATATTCGCAGCGCCAGGAAGACCAACCGGGGCTACGTACGACACGATCACCTCGGCGCTGCGGTCGTAGTACTCGAGGAGTTGAGCACCCTGCGCGGTGCTCGCTTCTTCGGCGACACAACCATCGAGTTCTTTGACGGGACCACGAGCATGACCGTGGTGACCGAGTCTGTCAGGGTGAAGTGACATGAAGAACATCATCGTGTACGACCGAGAGCGCAAGGTGCCGCGCTACCTCAGCGACAAGGACTATCGCCGAGCGGACGCTGCGACTCGCTCCAGCGTGGGCGTGCGTCTCGGGTTGGGCTCTGTCGTGCGCAGCATGGAGAGCGACAAGCCTGGCACGCCGATCACCTTCATCTGCTCTACGGGCTCTGTCGACCGCTACGACAGCACCATCGCGGTCGACGGGTGGGACCTCAGCAACTTCGCGCGGAACGCGATCATGCCGTGGTGTCACAAGACCGAACAGCCTCCCATCGCGCGCTGGCAGAATTGGCGCACCGAGGACGACGCGCTCAAGATGGATGCCGTCTTCGTGCCGCTGGCATCGGACCACGACTGGGCGAAGTTCGCGCTCATGATCGAGGAGATGTACCGCAAGCATCTGATGAACGCCGTGTCGGTGGGCTTCATCCCTGTGAAGTACGAGATCGCAACCGACCGCGACGACGGCGAGTCGTGGATGCCGCCGATTGACTACCTCGAGCAGGAATTGACCGAGTGTTCCGCGGTGCCCGTGCCAGGCCAGGCCGAAGCGTTGGCCGAAGGGCGCAGCGTCGCGGACCCGTTCCTCAAAGCGCGAGCCGCGGGTGTGGACATGAGCCCCATGATCCGGCACCTGGAGCGCACCATGGAGGAGCTCAACGGTTCCGGGCTGTGGGTGCGGCGTGACGTCGCCGAGCAGCTTCGTACTGAGCTCGGGGGCTCAAAGACCTACAGCATTCCGGCGCAGCCGGGAAAGGAGCAGACCGTGGAACGCAAGAAGGTGCGGCTGGTCGTGGAGTGCAACGTCGCTGACGTGGAGCGCATGTGCGCCGAGCTCAGCAAGAAGGCGCGCAACGGAGGCGGTGTGGTTCTTCGCGCCGAGCCCGTGGAAGAGGACGACGGCGGGGACGCGACGGAGGCCTTCAAGTCTATCGCCAAGGACTTCGGCAAGCACGTCGCCGCTCTGGGCGACGTGACCAAGTCGCTCGGCAAGGCGAGCGACGCGTTCGGCGGTCACGACATGGCCTTCGTGAAGCATGCCGAGGCCTTCGGTACGGTCGCGAAGAGCCTCGCCGCGTCGGTCGACGCGCTGAAGCCCAACGTCGACCCGAAGAGCACGGCCAACAAGACTGCGCCGACGGGCGAGGCGCGGGGCGGCGCGAGCCACAAGCTGAGCTCGGCGAACTCGGCGGACCACAAGCTCGCGATGACGTCGGCGCGCGGTGCGCTCGACGCGCTGACCCGGATCGAGTCGCGGCAGAACGGCAACGACGCGGCCGATGGCGAGACGGGGACTGACAAGTCCGGCGCCGACAAGACGACTGGCACCGACGCGTCGGAGACGAAGACGGCGCCCACCCCGGTGACGCTGAGCGCCGAGGAGCAGAAGAAGGCCGCGCTGGAGGCGAAGGTGAAGGACCTCCAGCTGAAGCTCGACGCGGCCGAGCAGCGTGCCACTGGCAAGATCCCCCCGAAGCGCTCGTAGTCTGTAGTCCCACCGTCAACACAAACTGAATCACGCACGGTACGGGTCCAGCCCGATCCGCTTGCTAAGGAGAAAGCATGGATCTCGAACTCGTGGTTTCCCAGATGGAGAAGCAGCTGGCCAACATCGACTCCCGACTGGCGCAGACGCCCGTCACCACGAACGCCACGGACCTGGCCTCGCGGGCTGCGGCGGAGGCGCAGCGCGGCGAGGTCACGAGCGTTCACCGCGTCGCGGACGCCTTCGACATGTACGGAGGCAAAGGCTTGATGTTCGCCCGCGCCATGCGTGCCTCAGCCGCGCTGGTCAAGGCGCCCCACGGCACCGACCAGGCCGCGACCCTGCGCGCCTGGAAGCTGCCCGAGAACATGCTGGACCGGACCAACGAGCAGCGCGTCAACCGCGCCCTCTCGGAAGGCACGGGCGCAGCGGGCGGCACCATGGACCCCGATCGCTACGCGACGGAGGTCATCGAGATCCTCCGCGCGAAGCTCGTCGTGCTGAAGGCGGGCATCCCCTCCATCCAGATGGAAGGGCAGTCGATGACCCTGCCGCGGCAGGCGACTGACGTGACGGGCGCGTGGGTCGGCGAGCAGCAGGACGCGCCGGCGACCGGCCTGACCACCGACGCCGTCCAGCTGTCGCTCAAGAAGTACATGGCCAACGTCCCGGTCTCCAACGACCTCCTCCGCGACGCCATCGTGGCCGCGGACGTGCTCGTGCGCGACTCGCTGATCGCCGTGGCCATGCTCGCCCTGGACCTCGCGATGCTGCGCGGCGCGGGGACGCAGTACACGCCGCGAGGCATCCGCAACGCGACGGTGAGCGGCAACATCTTCAGTTCGTCCGCAGGCTCGGGTGCCAACACGCTGACCACGGCGCTGAGCGACCTGGCGAAGCTGGGCTTCCTCATCGACAACGCCAACGTGCCGCAGGTCAAGCCCGCGCTGTTCTGCAACCCGCGCTACAAATGGGGCCTGTACCAGCTGCGCGACTCGGTCGGCCGCCCCTTCTTCGAGGACATGTTCGAGACGAAGATGCTCCAGGGCGTGCCGTACTACGACACGACGCAGATCCCGAACACCCTGTCGGGCGGCGGCTCGGGCGGCTCGCAGGAGTCCGAAGTGTACCGCATCGAGGCGACGCAGTGGCTCATGGGCCTCGGCATGATGCCGACCATCGAGACCAGCCGAGAGGCGGCGTACCCGGACGCGAACTCGACGATGCAGTCGTCGTTCACCCGCGACGAGACGCTCATCCGCGTCGTGGTCCGCGCCGACCTCCAGCCGCGACACCCGCAGTCGGCCGCGGTCGCGATCGGCAACACCCTCCAGTAACGGAGGGAGGGCTCGGCGCTCCAGCCACGCATGGAGCGCCGAGCCCTTGACATCTTCGCGGTTATGCGCTGGGGCGCGTGGCCCCAGCCCCAGCCTTGTTGTGAACACCCTCTCAAGGAAGTGAAAGATGGGCATCACGAACCCGAAGAACATCGGATCTCACATCCGCTGTGTTGCGGCACTCGTTCCGCAGGCGTTGGCCGCGACCGCGGCTGCGAACACGGCGAACTCCACCCCGGTTTACAACCGGCTCCCGGACAACTACCCGCTGAGCATGACGCTCCACCTGCGCATCGGAGCGGTGACCGGCGCACCGACGAGCTTCAACGTCGTGGCGAAGGTCCAGGACTCGGCCGACGGTACGACGTTCGCGGACTACGTCCCGCCCCCGATCGCCGGCACGAAGCAGACTCTCGCGCCGCAGACTGCGCTGAGCGTGGTCCAGACCGAGGTGGAGGTCGACGTGGACCTCAGCGGTGCGCGTCAGTACATCGCGCTCAACGTCAACCCGACCTTCGTGGGCGGCACCTCGCCGACCATCCAGGCCGCTGCGGTCTTCGTCCTCGGTGGGCCGTCGGTCGAGCCGTTCTAGTCTGACCGAAGTGTGGACGCAGCGCGACGAAACCGTACGCGGAGCGCTGCGTCCATGTTGTACTTGATGCGAGCTCAGGCTAACTGCCTAGAGCTCGCTCTGTTGTGATCTGCCTCGCGCACGGGCTGAGCGCGATAGCGGGAAGTACGCACGGCCCATTTGATGTTCACACCTGAAGGAGTTTCGTCATGCCGTTCATCGTGCCGAAGGAAGAGCAGCAGACCACGAAGATCCTCGTGCAGTTCAAGCGCATCTGGCGCAACTTCTCCCCGGGTGACATCTCGTCCATCGAGCTCGCCGCGCGCGATGAGCTCGGCAACTTCTACAAGGAGCGCGACCGCGACGGGAAGCCCACCGAGCGCGACGCGAAGAAGATCGGCGACTTGCTGGTTCTGCAGATGGAGAACCCGAACCTGCGCACCGCGGTCAAGCTGACGGCGGACCAGGCGCTGCACCACCTTGGCCCGAAGGCCATGCTCGAGAACGGCTACGAGCCGGACGAGATCAAGGCCGCGCTGGCGAAGGCCGACGAGAAGACCAAGGAGCTCCAGAAGACGTATGCGGCTGGCGAGGCGCAGCGCGAGATCCACGGGTGGGTGGAGCAGCCCAAGGTCACGATGACCCCGCACTCCACGGGCCCGCTCCCGCTCCCGCTGAAGAAGTAGATTCAACACGACTTAGCTGGACCGCTCATTAGAGCGACCGACGTACGAGAGCCCATCCAAGTCCTCATGGACTCCTTGCTCTAACGTCTTCGGTCACTCTCTTGAGCGGTCCAGCGTTTGGGTGGTGCGCCGGGGCCGGGTGGCGGAGTTCCCACTGGGGTGAACTCTGAGGATGGTCCCCGGCGCACCGCGTAGTTCTGGGTTGAAGGGTGTTTTAGCTGTGCGCGCCGCGCTGGGCGCTGGGCGCATTTGAAGGCCCACCCGCTACATGGGCCTAGCCCCATGGCCTATAGCCCTCTGGCGGGGCAGCTAGGGGCCTTGCTTTGTGTGATTTGGCGCCTGGCACGGGCCACAACCGCGGGAGGCCTGTCATGGCGCATATTCGCTATCTTAAGGACCACGGGGCGTTCAACGCCGGAGAGACCGGCTCCATCGAAGAGAGCGAAGCCGCGAAGCTCGTGGCGCGGGGCGTTGTCGAGCTCCTCCCGCTGAAGCTCGCGGCTGCGCTGGCCATCAACCCGAGTAGCGAAGAGTTTGATGCCAAGAAGTTCCACGACGCGCACGCTGCGAACGACGCCGCGGCTGCGGCGACTGCGCGGATCACAGGTAAGACTTCCTACCCAAGTGTGAACGGCTACGACGTGGCCTCGGAGAAGTGACATGGCTCTGAATGCCAACGCGCTGATCGATCTGCAGTCCGTGAAGGACGAGCTCGGATACACGGACACGACGTACGACGCGATGCTGACGGGCCGGATCAATCGCGTCAGCTCGGCGATCGAGCGGTACTGCAACAAGAACTTCTTGATCGGTTACGTCACGGAGACGGCGCCCGGCCCCATCGTACGCAGCCCGCGGCTTCAGCTGAAGCGTGATCCGGTGTGGGCCGTGCAGTCCATCACGCAAGACGCCCAAGTCCAGCCGACGATCGTGAATCCTACGGTCTATCAGCTGGAGAGTTCCCGAACCGGCTGGATCTACCGCGCTGCGCGCTGGGCGACTACGGCGATTCGCCGGCCCGACATCGTCCAGGACTTTCAGCCGAACACGGAGCAAGAGTCCACGCTGATCAAGTACATCGGCGGATACATCACGACGAATATGGCGCAGACCGGCGCAGCATGGCCTGGCGCGACACAGACCGTGAAGGTCGGGACCATCTTGAAGGTTTTGCCGTCGGGATACCTGTCTCCGAATGAGCAGGTCTGGATGTCGTACATCACCCCCGACTCAGTCGGTACGGACTCCGGTGTTACGGGGTCCACGAGCCCGACGTGGCCGAGCCCCGCGACGGCTCCTCAACAGGCTGTGCTCGGAGCGCAGGGCATCATCCCAGGAGTGACTATCGTCGACGGAACCGTGACGTGGATCTACATGGGGACCGCGGGATCGGTCGGCACCGGGCTCGCAGGAACCGCGGTCACACTGCCCGACGACATCGTCGGAGCGGCGCTGGATTGCATCGTGAGCAGCTGGGCTTCCCGCGGTCAGGACACGAACGTCAAGTCGGAGTCCATCTCGGGCATCGCGTCGGTCAGCTACGGCGACCGGAACCTGTTCCCGCCGACGGCTCAAGCCATCATCGATCGCTACCGGCGCTTTATTGTCGCTTGAGGTGAGTCATGAACTTCTCGCACAGGTTCAACATCACGTTCACGGTTCAGAGTCCCACGGGCTCAGGGACTGCGGGTTCTCCCGACCCCACATTCGGCGCGCAGCGCACGATCAAGGGCCGTAAAGACACTATGAACCGACGCGTGTTCACGGCGGATGGCGAGGCCTATATCCAGGGCGATGTCTTCGTCACGGACCAGCCGCTCGCTGAGGGCGACCGCTACTGGGATGTCGGTACGGACACGTCGAACAACATGCTGAGCAAGAAGTTCTCGAGCGTACACAAGGGAGCGACCTTCGGGAACTACACGCTGTTCTATGGAGTGTTGTGATGGGCGTCAAGGTCACAGGCGCGAAGGAGCTCCTGGCCAAACTCAAGCTCTTCAAGGACCGGGCGAAAGCCGCAGCCAGCGCAGCGCTCTACCAGCGCGCACTCCAGATCATCGCGCTCAGCGACAGCATGGTTCCGGTTGATACCGGGCGCCTGCGCGCGAGTCACTTCGTTGGACTTCCCGATGACTCGGGCAAGTTGAAGATGGGTTACGGCGCGAACTACGCGATGCCTGTGCATGAGCGACTTGACGTGAAGCACGAGCATGGGCAGGCGAAGTTCTTGGAGACCGCATTCGACAACTTCGCGTCGTCGAATGCGGCTTGGCTGCGCGAGAAGACGGTAGAGAATATCCGCAAGGGTATCGCGATCAAGTCTGGCGGTTTTCCAACGACGCCCGAGAGCGGAGACTTGACGGGCGCCCATCACGAAGCACTCCGCATGAACCGCGCGCATGACCGGGCGCGAAGGAAGAAGTGATGGCAACCCTGTCTCCGGAAGTTGACATCGCAGCTGTACTCGTTGCCGCGACCACCGTCTTCAGCCCCGCGCTGGCCATGGACACCGACATCAAGTACGGCCCGCCCCGCGCGCCACTGAGCGCCGGAAACACTGCGCGAATCTGGATCATTCCGTATGGTGGTCAAGAGCCCGATCCTCTGATCAACGCCGCTGTGGACGGGAGCATCTACTACTCCAAAGTTCAGATCGTCGTGCGCGGCTTGGTCGAGGATTACATGGGCTCGCTGACGTTGGCGCGCAAGATCCGCGACGCGTTGCATACGAAGCATCCGAGCACGTACATCTCGCTCCGCGCGCTGAGCAGTGAGCCCATCTACCTCGGGATCGATGAGATCAACGAGCATCGCTGGACTATCAGCTTCGAAGCGATGTGGCGCGCGTAGTTCACCCTAACCAGGAGAGCAGCACATGGCGAACCTTGAAGTTGGCTATTCAGGCAAGGTGGAAGTCGCGGACGACACGAACGGGTCCCTCGGGACTTGGGTCGCGCTCGGAGCAACGAGCGAGGGCGAGATCACGCCCAAGAACAACACCGCGGACGTGACGCAGGTCAACCAGGCGGGCTTCGAACAGCGCCTCCCGACGACGCAGGACGCGGACATCAAGGCCAGCGTGTTCTTGCTGTCCGGCTCGGCGGACCCGGGGTACACGAAGTGCCTCACGTCGCTGAAGAACCGCGTGGAGATGTGGATCCGCGTCTGGCGTGACGCGACCACGTACAACCTCGCGCGGGTGTACTGCACTTCGGTCCCCAGCAAGATCGACCCGAAGAACCCGGTGAAGGTGGAGTTCAGCTTCGCGTTCAGCGGCAACCCGAACGGCTACACCATCAACAACCTGCTGACCGGCTCGCCGTACGCCGCGACCGTGATCCTCGGCATCGCGTAAGTCTGTCGCACACCTGGCCCGTCCAACTCGCAAGGGTTGGACGGGCCTCTCTTTCTGGAGTCGTACATGCCCGCCATCGTCGTAGGTTACGCAGGAAAGCTCTCGCTCGGTGGCGCTCCGGTCAACCCCGGCGCAGCTGAGGCAACGACCCAAGTCGGTGGAACCAAGGAGTACCAGATCACGAACGCTGTGCGCCGGGTCTTGGACCCGAACACTGCGATCGTGATCAAGGACGGCGTGAGTACGGTCTCGCCGGCGAACTACACTATCAACCTGATGAAGGGAAGCGTGACCTTCGTCAGCACGTATACGGTCGGCGGAGCCGTCACGTTCGCATCCGGGTACAAGTACATCCCGCGCGCAGCCATCGCGAAGGTCAGCAACTTCGAGGGCGCGCCTGTTCTGAACACCGCGGACGCGACGATGATCGGCGCGAACAATCCGAATGGCTACGAGCAGCGACTCCCGACGACGCTGGACTTTAGTGGTAGCTTCACTATCTTCAACTTCCTGGCCGACCAGTCGCTCCAGACGTACGTGACCAACAAGACGCCGATGCTCCTCGAGCTCGACTTCGATGGCACGGGCTCGGGCGTGACGCGCGCTTGGGTCATCATCACCGCGTGCAATAGCAACATCAAGCCGAAGGAGCTCAACAACGCGGAGTGTTCGTTCACGCTCTACGATCAGTCGCTCGCGGCCAACGCGCTCAACGGCACCATCTGCAACGCCGCGTTTGACTTCGTCGTCACGTAAGCGCACAACCTTCCACCCGGCGCGACAGCGCCACCACTGAGGAGCAGTACATGGCAGACCCCAAGAAGGACGATCTCCGTACGGCAGCGATCAAGGGCGACATCCGCTTCGACACGTTCGAGCACAACGGGCAGGTCTTCGGCGTTCGGCAGATGACGCCGCGCATCCAGCAGAAGCTGCTCAAGCACAAGGACGACCCGTCGGGCCGGACCGCGCAGCTGGCCATCGAGATCGTGTGCGCCGTCGCGCTCATGCTCGACCCCGAGGGCAAGCCGCTCGTCGACGAGATCAAGACCCCGGTCATGCAGGCCGTCATCGGCGACGACGGGAAGCCCGTCACCGAGCCCATGCTCGGCACCCGCGGCGAGCCCATCATCAGCGTCGAGGGCAAGGCCCTCATGCAGGCCGTGATGAAGCAGAAGGTGGACGCCGACGGTCAGCCGGTGTTCGACGTGACCACGAAGGCGAAGTACATGCTCGGCGACAAGCTGTTTGACGACACGTACTTCGAGACCTTCATGGACCAGGGCAGCGACGAGGACAGCTTCCTCTACAAGGTCGCGATGACCGCGCAGCGGGTCAACGACCGCGGCGACGCGAAGGCCCGCGCAAAAAAGTCCTAAGCGATCCGGGAACGCAGCTTCGGTTCTGGATCGCTGAGAAGTTTGGGCTGTTCCCCTGGGATACGCGGCTCTGGGCCATAACCATGGACCAGGAAGAAGAAGTCCAAGAGTGGTTCCGGCTCCGCAACCAGTGGGACGCCGAAGCCTACGAAGCCGCGAAGCGCAAGGCCAAACTCAAAGGGTGATACCATGTCGGCTGAGACGGATCTGCTTACAGTTTCGATGTCGGCCGATGCGGCTCCGCTGACCGCGGGTCTCTCTGCAGCAGAGCAGGCATGTGCGAAGGCGTTGGAGTCCACTGATCGTCTCAGTACGGCGCTCGACGCGCTGACTGAGGAGATGGCCGCGAACCGTGAAGCTGCGGACTCCGCTGGGGAAGCACACTCTGCGAGCGCCAGTGCCATCGGCATGGCGACTCAGGCTTGGGGCCTGGCGCTCGCAGCTGTGGAGAAGGTCGTTGGCGCACTCGTGGAGTTCGGCGACCAGGCCATCGAGTCCGCGCAGGCCATGGACCCCGGGGCTGCGATCAGGTGGTCGTCGTCTGTGGACGGGCTGCGCAGCGCGTGGGCCACGCTCACGGGAACGCTTGCCAAGCAAGTGATGCCCGCTATCGAAGCTGTGATGGACGAGTTCACGAAGCTGTTTCAGACGCTGGCAAAGTACGACTGGAAGGCCATCTTCGCAGAGCTCTTCCACATCATCGACAGCATCGTTCCGTACGTCAAGACCATCGGTACGGGCATCCTAGACGCGCTGACATGGCCGTTCCGCACGGCTATCAGCATGATCGAAGAGCAGATGGCCACGGCCATGACGATGCTCGGCGACATCATGAATAAGTTCGCGGGGACTGGGCTCGGTAAGCGCCTCGGCCTCGACGCGCACATTGGCGACGCGCTGGCCGAGACGGGCCGAGACATGACGGCGCAGGCTGCGAAGATCAAGGGCAGCTTCGCCGGCCTGGCCAGCGAGGTCGGTAACGGTATCAAGGTTGGGCTCACCGCAGCGGTAGATGCTGTGGCGGGCGGAGGTTCGATCAAGCGTCTGCAGGATGCCATGACCGTGAAGTCCTCGGGTCCGGGCAATGCGGACGGGCAAGTCGCCGTGACCAAGCGGATGATCGACATGGAGGCCACGGCCTTCGGCATCCGTATGGCCCACGAGAAGGAGATCTTCGACCTTCAGACCGTGGCTGATCAACATCACATCGCGCAGATTCGGCAGGAGGTTGCCGAGAAGAAACAGGCTGCGCTCGCGGAGTACTCGGAGGCGAAGAACCGCGTCGGGAAGGCCGAGACCAAGCTGACCGAGGACCAGGGCAAGAACGCCGACATGGCCACGATCGCGGCCGACCAGAAGGCGCTCAACGATGCGATGGCCGACATGGGCGTCAAGGGCGCCAACGCGGTCAAGCTGATGAGCGACGCTGTGTCGGACGAGGCTCGTGCGTCTGGCGTGTTGAAGGCGCAGGCTGAGGACACGAAGCTCGCCTACACCGAAGCCCGCGCGATGGCGGACAAGGCAGCAGAGGCAGCTGCGGCAGGGAGCCATAAGGGCGCGCTGGACGTCCGAGCGAGCGAAGCGAAGCAAGCCGCGGACATGCTCGAGGGACAGTATAAGCAACAGGCCGCGGAGGCCTGGACCGCGCAGGGCGCGGAAGCCAAGCTCAAGACGCAGACTGCGCACGAAGTCGCGCAGATTGGTAAGGACGCCACCGAGCTCCAAGCCAAGCGGCTCGAGGACGCTGCGAAGGTCGCTGCCAAGATCGCAGAGGAGATCAAGAAGAATCACGAGAGCGCACTCAAGGGCGCGGTCACGGGCTCGGCTGGCATCGTCATGGGCGGCGTGGAGGCAGCCGCTAAGACGGGCGACCCGATGGCCGCCCTGCTCGACGTCGTGATCGGCATCGTCGCAAAGAGCAAGGGCTTCACTGATCTGATGGGCGCGGTCAACAAGCTGCTCGACGATGTTGGCGGGGCGCTCGGGCAGCTGTTCGAAGGGCTGACGCCCATCATCCAGATGACCGAGACCCTCATCGCGCCGCTACTCAACGCGCTGGGCTCGGTGCTCGAGCAGGTTGGCGGGGCGCTCGTCGCCATCCTTCAGCCAATCATGATGGCACTCAACCCGCTGATCATGTCGCTGTCCGACCTGCTCGTGGCGCTTGGCCCGCTGATCCCGCTGACCGTGCAGTTCGCCATGCTCGTCTCCGGCGAAGGGCCTGCGCTGGACATTGCGGCCGAGGCGCTGAAGCTCCTGTCGCCGGCGATCGAGCTTCTTGCGAAGGGCATCAAGCTCGTGGTCGATGCCATCGCCGGAGTCTGGAACTGGATCGTCGACGAGATCGCCAGTGTGTTCAAGGCGCTCGAGGGCATCCCGCTTGTGGGAGGTATCGCCAAGGACGCCGCGACTGACATCGAAGCGATGAAGGTGCAGGTCAACGCGGTAACGCCTGCCGCTGAAGGTGCCGCCGCTGCGCTCACGCAGTTGCAGGGAGCGGGTACGGACATCACGAGCGCGTTCGGCGTCATGCGAAACGTTCTCGCAGACGCCAACGCGCGCAACTTGGCGAGCACCGAAGTCAGTGCGTACAACGGGCTCGGTCAACACGACGCGGGAAGCGGTGACTTGTTCAACGTAGCATTCGCCAAGGGCATGAACGATCAGGTGCTCGAGCCGCTCATCTCTACGATGAACACGGTTCAAGCCAACCTTTCGGGCGCGCAGTCCAACGATTCCTCGGCCATTGCTAAGGTCGCGATGGACGACGCCACCATCCGCGCGCTGCGGACGGCCATCGGACAGACCAGCGATCCCGCTGTGGTGGCTGCGCTGCAGAAACAGCTGACGTCGACCGAAGCGTCCGAGGTCCTCGATCTGGACGCGCAACGCCTGGCCGACGCACAGCTGGCCGTCCAGCAGGATCAGCTTACTGTGGCGAAGGACGCGCTCCAGATGCAGATCCTTCAGCTGGAGTACGACGAGGCGGGCCGCGAGGGAAACTCGGCCGCACAGGCCAGCCTCCTCGACGCGATGATCGCGCTTGGTGACGACCAGACCGCGGCACTCACCGCGAAGTCCACGGACCTGGACGCCGTCCAGCAAGCGATGGTCCAGCAAGCGAAGGACCAGGCCGCGGCCAGCATCTCCTCCAACGGCGCAACCAACGCAAACACGAAGGCGACCAAGGACAACACCCAAGCCCTGACGAACATGGTCTCGGGATTCAATACTGCGCGCTACACGTACAACGCGCAGGTGGACAGTGCGCGAGACGGGGCCGGCGAGACCGACGCGCAGCCTTGGAAGCATCCCGTGGACATGTCCAGCGTCACGGATGAGATCAAGAAGCATCTCCAGATGGTGGCGCAGTCCGGAGGCGGTTCCGGAATGCACATTCATGGCGACGTGAAGGTGGAGGTGGACTCGCGGGATCCGGGTACGTTCGCAGACCGGGTCGAGGCCGCAATGCGACT